TCAAAAGGTAATTATTAATAAACAACCATCTCTAGGATCATTATTTAAATCGCAAAATGGAAGTACTTGGGTTCCTATTCCAGAAGATGATCTTAAATTTACTTTAAATAAAGGTAAATTTAATACTTCTGGAGGATCTGCCAATTTTTATAATGCAGTATCAATAACAAATTCTTCAGAAAATAAATTACAAGCAAATGCATTATATGGAATATCAACTTCTGCCACTTCTTATAACAATGGAAGATATGTTTTGGTGTTCCATCCAAATCATGGAATGTATTCTTCTAATAATAAAGTAGAGATTAAAGGAGCATCTTCCAACATTCTTCCATCCAAATTGACATTAGGATATGGAATTACGGATACTGGTGCAATTTATGTATCAGATTCTTCCAATTTTGTAAATTTTGAAGGATCCCCTGTGGATGTTACAAATCCCGGATATGTTAAAATATCTGATGAGATTATCAGATATGAAGCATTAGGAACAAATCAACTATTAAATGTAACAAGAGCAATTGGAGGAACACCTGCTCTTGTACATCCAGTAGATTCACTAGTGTATAAGTATGAATTTAATAATGTTTCTCTAACTAAGATTAATACAACTCATGATGTAATTGATTCTACAATTGATTCATATTATATTCAGGTAGCATCTGGGCAATTTTTAGAAAGTAAGTTTGGCGGTGGAAATGATATTTACGCATCCAAAAATAAGCAATTTAGTTTATTAGAATTTGATAAAGATTTCGTGACGACATTTAAAGATGCATCTATATATCCTACTGTCAGAACAATAAGTTCAACAAGTATTGATGGCACAGAAGTATCATTCCGAGATCAAGGATTTGAATCTATTGATATTGCTGGGTTAAATGCATTTAAAACTCCAAGAATGGTATCTTCAAGAATTAATGAAACTACTTTATTAAATTCAACAGAATTTATAGACAATAAATCATTTACTTTACAGTTAACCTTGGACACTCAAAATGAAAATGTTTCTCCTATTATAAATTTAAATAATTCAAATTGTACAGGGTATAACTATAGAATCAATCAACCAGTCGGTCTATCTTCATATAAAACAGATAATAGAGTAAATTCAAATATTGAAGATCCTCACTCTTTTATATACATTTCAAAAAAAATTGATCTGTCTGAAACTGCAACTTCATTAAAAGTTTTATTATCTGCATATAGATCTCAATATTCAGATATTAGAGTTTTATATAAGATTTTTAGAAATGATGTTCCAGATGAAAATCAAATTTGGGAATTATTCCCTGGATATTTAAATCTTGATGTGAATGGTAAGATTATTAATAGTTCAAATAATGATGGAAGATCTGATGCATTTGTGCCATCCAGTTTAGAAAATGAATATCGTGAGTATGGTTTCAGTATAGATAATCTTTCACAATTTACATCATATGCAATTAAAATTGTCGGAACTAGCAGCAATCAATCTTATCCAATATTAATTGATAACATAAGATCAATTGCATTAAGATGAAAAGATATGCAAAAGTTGAGGGGTATGAGAACTTAGTTAGAGATCTTGAAACAAATGCTATAATCAATACAGATAATATTTCAATAAACAATTATGATAGAAATAAAGATTTGAGAAAATCTCAAAAACAAGATATTGAAAATCTTAAATTTGAGGTTGATTCTATAAAATCATCAATTGATGAAATTAAATTTTTACTGAGGAAATTAACAAATGAATCCTGATGAACTAAAATTATCTACTATGAATAAATTATTTGAATATGAAAGAATATCTAGAGAACTTGATACTTGTACTAATATTGATTTTCTTAGAAATATTTGCAAGTGTTATGTAAAACTTTATATGAGGCAACAGGAATCTATGCTTGAAATAGGAAATATTTTTTCAGATCTAAATAATTAAAAAATAACTAGAATAATGGCAAAACCAGCATCAAGGCAAGAATTAAAAGATTATGCTTTAAGACAACTTGGTGCTCCTGTTTTAGAGATCAACGTTGCCGAAGAGCAATTAGATGATAGATTAGATGATGCTTTGCAATATTTTAATGAGAGACATTTTGATGGAGTTGAGAAAATGTTTCTCAAATATAAACTCACTCAAGAGGATATTGATAGAGGGAGGGCAAGAGGTGGAGGGAAAACAGTAGGTATTGTAACCACTACTGCAACATCTTCTTCTGGAACGGTTAATTGGGAAGAGAATAGTAATTATATTCAAGTTCCAGATTCTGTAATTGGAATTGAAAGAATATTTAAACTAGACAATAGAACAATTTCTTCAAATATGTTCAATGTCAATTATCAATTATTTTTAAATGACATATATTGGTTTAGTTCCACTGAACTTTTAAATTATTATGTTACCAAAAGGTATCTTGAAGATATTGATTGGATTGTAAACCCACAAAGGCAAATTAGATTCAATAAAAGACAAAATAGATTGTATATAGATATGAGTTGGGACACTTTAATTCCAAATCAATATCTTATTATAGAATGTTATAGAATTTTAGATCCAAATGATTTTACTAAAGTTTACAGTGATTCATTCTTGAAGATGTATTTTACATCATTGGTCAAAAAGCAATGGGGACAAAATTTAATTAAATTTCAAGGTGTAAAACTTCCTGGTGGAGTTGAACTGAATGGAAGACAAATCTATGATGATGCTGTAAAAGAACTTGAAGTAATTCGTCAAAGAATGATGAGTGAATATGAAACTGCACCATTTGATATGATAGGTTAATATGTTAAATTCATTTTTTATCAACGGAACTAATAATGAGCAAGGTCTTGTTCAGGATCTTATTAATGAACAATTAAAAATGTATGGCATAGAAGTTTATTATATGCCAAGACAGATTTTTTCTGAAGGAAAAGTTATTAAAGATGTAATCTTTTCAAAATTTAAAAATGCATTTCCAATTGAAGCATATCTATTAAATTATGATGGATTTGAAGCAAATAGTGTTTTGATGAGTAAATTTGGAGTTAGAGTCACTGATGAAATGACTTTAATCATTTCAAAGGAAAGATTTGAACTCTACATTGCTGAAATTATGAAATCAATTCCAAATATAAAAAATTCATTAACTCCTAATGGTGGAGATCTAATTTATGTTCCATTATCCGACAGTTTGATGGAAATCAAATTTGTGGAAAATAGAAAACCTTTTTATCAACTTCAAAAAAATTATGTTTATGAACTTAGATGTGAAGTTTATGAACTTGAAGATGAAGATATTAATACGGGAATTTCAGATATTGATACGCAATTTAAAGATAGTGGATATAATGCAAATTTATCTCTTTCTGGCATTGGATCTTCAGCAACTGCATTTACATCTTTAGTGAATGGTGGAGTACAAGAAGTTAAAATTATTGATGAAGGATATGGATATACCTAACCCCCTACTTTAGTTGTATCTTCTCCTAGTGGCATAGGAACTCAGGCAACACTTGTAGGAATAATGTCAGGAGCAAGATCTCTTCTATCTAAACTAAGTTTAAATAAAATATATATTGAAAATCCCGGATATGGATACTCAACATCACCCAAAGTTACATTCTTCGGTGGAGGTGGATATGGGGCATCTGCAATGGTTGGAATAGCAAAATCAGGAAGTATTGGAATTGTCACCATAACGTATTCTGGAGAAGGTTATACCACTACTCCAACCGTAAATGTTTCAGCACCAGTATCAGGAGGAACTACAGCAATTCTAGAGGCAGTTTTAAATAATTCTGGAGGAATATCAACAATTAGAATTATAAATGCCGGTGTTGGATATACAGCACCCCCAAGGATCACAATATCTTCAGGATCTACTGTATCGTCTGGAAACTTTATATTTGAAGAGATTGTGACCGGATCTATATCTGGAGCATCAGGAGTTGTTAAAGGTTGGGATGGATCTACAAAACAATTAAAAATTGTTGGAATGGGGACTGATTTTATAGTTGGAGATATGATCGTTGGATCTTCATCGTCATCTGCATATTTTGTACAAAAATATAAAACATTTGAACTAAGTAATGCATTTAATGAAAGTACGGCAATTGAAGAAGAATCAGATATAATCTTAGATTTTACCGAGTTAAATCCATTTGGAGAAGTATAAATCTATTAAATAGTATATATCGTAACTTTATAATATGTTTGGAAATTATTTTTACAACAAATCAATTGAAAAAACAGTAATTGCTTTTGGAACATTGTTTAATGCAATTTCAATTAAACATGAGGATCAATCTGGAAATGATCTTTCTATATTTAAAGTTCCAATCGGATATGGTCCAATTCAAAAGTTTCTTGCAAGAGAAGAACAATCTCCGGATGGTAATCGTAGAATTGCAACTACATTGCCAAGAATGTCATTTGAAATGATTTCAATTGATTATGATGGATCAAGAAAAGCATCTACGATTCAAAAATTTAGAACAGCAAATGTTTCTAATGGATCGGATATGAAAAGTGTTTATATGCCAACTCCATACAATATCCAATTTGAATTAAATATTGTATCAAAAATACAAAATGATATTTTACAAATTGTAGAACAAATTTTGCCTTATTTCCAACCGGCATTTAATGTTACTATCAATTTAATTCCAGAACTTAATGAAAAAAGAGATATACCTATAATATTAAATCGAATTAATTTTAGAGATGACTATGAAAATGATTTTAAAACCCGTAGATTAATTACATGGACTTTAACATTTACTGCAAAAACTTATCTCTTTAGTGAAATCCCAACAAATAGTGAAGGACTCATTCAAAAAGTTCAGGTTGATTATTCTACAGATGCAATAATCAATGCAAAAAGAGAGGTTAGATATACTGTTACACCTCAGGCATTGCAAGATTATAATAATGATGGAGTAATTAATGCAATTGATGATGGTTTAATTGAACTTGGAGATGATTTTGGATTTAACGATACCATCACAGATTTCCAAAATTTTAAAACATATAGTTCATCTCAAGGCATTGATGTGGATGCTTAACTATGTTAGAAAAAAAATACGAAGGGTTGGAAAAAGCTTTAGACATTGAGAGTAGCATATTATCTAAAGAAATTATTAAAGATATTAAGGAAATAGAAATTCCAAATGATCCAAAAGAAGATTATGATTATACTAGAAAAAATTTATATAATTTGATCGAAAAAGGTCAAGAAGCAATTAATGGAATTTTAGAATTAGCACAAGAATCTGAACATCCAAGAGCATTTGAAGTTGCAGGTCAACTTATCAAATCTGTAGGAGATGTTACAGATAAATTATTAGATCTTCAAAAGAAAATGAAGGATCTTGATGCTCCTACTAAAAAAGGTGCCACAACAGTTAATAATGCGTTATTTGTTGGATCTACTGCTGAATTATCTAAACTTTTAAAGCAGGGATTTCTAAATAATAACATAGAAGATACCGAAGTAAGATGAAAAATTTCAAATCTTTTTCAGATGCAATGAAGCATGAATTGGGAGAAAGGGGATATGAATCCGAAAAAGAAGAGGGACATGGAGATTTAAAGGGGCATCCATCAATAGCTCAAATTGCAAAAAAACATAATATTAAACCAGAGCAAGTAATTTCTCAAGTAAAAAAAGGATATAAGTTAGAAAAAGAACATACCAATAATATTGATATGGCAATTGATATTGCTATTCAACATGTGAACGAATTTCCAACTTATTACGACGAATTAATTAAAATGGAAGCAGGTCTTAAAAAATCTCACAGCAAATACAAAGACAATCCAATCAAAGAATCTGTCGAAGACAATAGAAGAATGTTGAGTGGACAAAGATATTGTCCACTTTGTAGAAAATTTGAAACTCAATCTGAATGTTCATATGGTCCGAATATTTGGAGTAAGTTTTCAATTGCAACAGTTCATCCGACAAATGAAGAAAAAGGTCTTTGGGACAATATACATGCTCGCAGAAAAAAAGGACTTCCTAGAAAAAAACCAGGACAAAAAGGATACCCAAAAACTTTAGATATTGAAGAAGGATTAAAACAAGCACGTAAAAATGTTGGTGCAAGTAAGTGTTGGACTAATAAGAAAATTGGAAATCCTCCAACAAAAATGAAAAATGGTAAAGAAGTTCCCAATTGTGTTCCAAAGTCAGGAGACAAAAATGAGTCACAACAATTACTTACTTTTGATCAATTCTGTGAGATTATTGAAGATTTCCAATTTGATGAACAAGCACCAGCTTGGCAAAGAAAGGAAGGAAAAAATCCAGAAGGGGGATTAAATCAAAAGGGGGTTAATTCATATAGAAAAGAAAATCCAGGATCAAAGTTAAAAACTGCGGTTACAACTGAACCTTCTAAATTAAAACCAGGAAGTAAATCTGCAAATCGCAGAAAGTCATTTTGTAGTCGTATGTCCGGCATGA